GCCTATGACGCCGCAGCGGTCTTTGCTGATACCGCAGCGGGGTTGCTGGCTACGTCGCTGGGGGAATACTTTAAGACGCCGGGCGATGGTCAGTCGCTGCTTATCTGGCAGAACAATAACGGCCAGGCGCTCAAAGTGGCAGAGCTGGCAGGGCCGGAATCCATTAAGGCGATTCAGGCATCGGTTGCCAGAATTGCCGCGATTAACGCATCGTCTATCGACAAACTGCCGGGCGTTTCCGGGCTGGCGATGGACGGCACCGGTAAGGTCGTTTTCCAGCAACTGGATGACGGGGCCAGCCAGTTTCCGGCGCTGATGATTGGTGATGATATTGAGGCCGTTCAGTCTCAGAGCGGCATGATCCTCCGCAGCCGGGCCAGCGGGCAGGAGTTTATCCATATCAAACGCACCTCCCTGATAACGCCATGTCAGGAACTCTTCCTCGGTGAACATGGTGTTGCGGAGGCGCAGACCGACCGACAGGGGCGTACGTTCAGCGAGACCGCATCGGACGGCACCCGGTTGTTTGCCGCTATCTCGATTGGCGGTATTGATATCGTGCAGACCGGGAAGGGCCTGAGTCTTATCCGTCGCCAGGACGGGCAGAAAATCAGCCAGATCCGGCACGATGGCTCAACCGTCCAGAACGGCGTTTATACGTTCTATACCGATAAGTATCCGGGTTACAGTGAGATTGAACTTGACCGGCAGGGGCGCGTATTCCGTCAGCGCCGGACTGACGGCACGTTAGAAGAGGCCAGCCAGCAGAGTAAAACGGATACGGTTACGCCGCCTTTTGCCTACGCCGACGGGGGCAGTATCTATGCCATCAACGGCGGGAGCGTCACCCGACTGACCGACGACCCGGAAGGGGTGGAAAATACCGAGCCGGCATCATTCCCGACCTTTATCCGCTGGTTATCTGCGCGCGATGGTGTGCGCCAGGTGCATCGAGGCTCGTTTGACGGCAAGCGCCGGGTGCGGGAGTCCAGCGGCAGTCTGGTGCATATCATCGGTACCGGCCAGTCACTGGCACCGGGCGGCTCGACAAAGGCGCAGGCACCCGTCACCACGGCAGCACAGGCAGATTACGGCATCCTCGCATTCGCCAGCGGGCCGAAGGTCGATTACCGCTATGACATCCTCGACAGCGAGCTGCTGACGTCGGTTATTCCCTGCCGGGAAAATACCGGCATTCGTCCGGGGCAGGAATCACCGGCCAGCGGTATGGCCTGGCAGGTGCACCAGATGACCGGGAATACCGTGCTGGTTTCCACGGCAGCAAGTTCCGGAACTGCCATTGATGACATTTCCGCAGGTACCCCGACGTTCACCGGCGCAACGGCGATGATTGAGGCCGGGGCCGCTCTGGCGGCGGAAATGGGGATGGAGTATGTCCCGGTACTGGTGCTGGTTCATGGCAACCAGAATGCCGCGCTGGGTACAGCGGCGGATACTTACCGGCAGGCAATGGAGCGCCTGCGTAAACAGTATGAGTCTGTGGTCAACAGCGTGACCGGCCGCGAGGACAGTCTGATGATGTTTGCCGGGCAACTCGCGAACGTCATTCCCTATGGCGGCAACGCGGGCGATACAAAAACCAATGCGATCGGCATTGCGCAGTATCGCGAGTCCCGCGATAACCCGTTTATTACCCTGGCGAGCACGCAGTATGCTCGGGCCTACTCGGACGGCGAACACCTCACCAGTAACAGCTACCGGACAGAGGGGGAAGTTATCGGGGCGGCGATTGGCACCTGGCTGAATGACGGGGAATGGTCACCACTTACCCCTGATGAGAGCGGGATTGTGCAGACGAACAGCACGATAACCATCCCCGTTAAAGGCTGCACAGGTGGGCTTGTCGCCGATACCGTGCGTGTGGCTGACCCCGGTCACTATGGTTTCACCCTGGCAGGTGCTGAGATTGCCGCCGTTGCGGTGGAAGGCAGCGACGCCAGCGCGAAAATCATCATCACCAAAACCAGCAATGCGATGGCGACGGCTGTTTCTTACGCCACCACCGGCACGGCGGGCAAAAATCCGGGAGCGCAGACCGGCTCGCGTGGCTGCATCAGGGATTCCCGCCCCGGCGTTTCCCTGTCGGGCGACCCCCTGTTTAACGACCTCGTCGTTTTTACTCATACATTCTGAGAGGCATTATGACTGCGTATACGCGTGTAACACTTAACCCCTACATGACAGCCACGCGCTATCTGCGCAAGCTGCCTTATCCGAACGATATTACCGAAATCCCGTCGCTCGTCTCCGGGCTGATTATCCAGGCGGATTATGACGTTAATGACCCTGGTTCACTGACACGTAACCGCGTCAGCGAGACCGCGATGACGGTTGTCGGTGCGCCGGAACTGGTGACGTATGGTGTGGTATGCGACGAACAGAACTACATCGACACCAATATTGATATCAGCGCCTACAACGCCGACGACATGAGCATGATTGTTATTGCTGACCGCCTGACCGCAGGCCAGGCGGGGCTGGTCGGTCATCTGGTGCTGACCGGCACGCAACGTTACAGGGGGGTGCTGGCGGCAGCGGGTAAGTGGACGGCAAAATGGTTAACGTCCGGCATCGTCAATCAGGAAGCCGCTATTGCTGTGTCCACCCCGGAGGGTTACAGCGAGTTTGTGGCCGCCCGGTTTATTCGTGATGCCGGTGACGGCAGCATGATGACCAAAGTCCGCACCCAGCGTAACCTGGCGGAATTTACCCGAACAGCAGCTATCACCCCGGCGAATATGCCCTCCGCCACCATGAAAATCGGCGCAACCGCCAGCGGCTCCGGCACCTCGGCGGCGACTGTCCGGGCGGTACTGGTTTTTAACCGCGCGTTAAGCGATGAGGAAATGGCGCTGATTTATCAGATTTACGCCAATTACTACGAATACCACGAAGCCGGATTCAGTCTGTGAGGTGAGCATGAATAAGTACAACGTGGATTACGCCGCCTGGCGAAACCGGCAGGTGATTTATGAGGGAGTGCTGACCATTGAGCTTCCCGATGATATGACCGCCACGGATGACGTTATTGCCGAACAGGTACATGCCACCCTGGCCGAAAGGGCGGCGCAGTACGGCGGCAGCTCCCCGGATATGGTCAACGTCAATTCCTTTGAAAAAACTGAGTAACTGACATGGCAAAATACAGTGCAGTAGTGACTGCCGCCGGACGGGAAAAAATGGCCGCTGCCGCCATTACCGGCCAGCCGGTGGGTTTTGCCTTTATGGGCGTGGGAGACGGGGGCGGCGTGGTGCCATCGCCTGACCCGGCACAGGTCAGCCTGGTGAATGAGCGCTATCGTGCCGCACTGAACAGAGTGGTTATCGCTGACCAGTCAGCCAACATCATCCGCGCGGAAATGATTATGCCGCCGCAGGTTGGCGGGTTCTGGCTGCGTGAGGCCGGGCTGTTTGATGAGGATGGCGTGTGCCTTGCGGTGGCAAGTCTGGCCCCGTCCTACAAACCCCTTTTAGCCGAAGGTTCGGGACGCCTGCAGGCGCTGAATATCTGGATCTCCGTCAGCAGCACCGCCGACGTGCAACTGCTGACCGACCCGACAGTAATTATTGCCACAGTGGAAGAAGTTAAACGCGCCGCCGCCGAGGCGAAAGACTACGCTGATAAAATCGTGGGAGACCTCGACACGGATATTCAGCAGATTATTACCGACGCCATTACAGCGGCAAAGCGTGATTTCTGGGAAGATGATAACCCGGTGGGAACCACCCGTTTTTTTAACCAGAACCTCAATCCCAATGAGCGCTGGCCGTGGTCGCAATGGGTGTACACCGGCGAAAACAAAACGATCCGCGTCGGAAAGGCTGACGGTTCGAACGTCGGGCAGAGCGGCGGCAGTGATAACGTCACACTTCAGCAGGCTAACCTGCCCGCCGTTCAGATTGACGTGACCGGCGAAACCAGCGAACAGGGGCAGCAGGAGCTGACGACATCGGGCAACGGAAGGCACCGGCACAGGGCAGGGGACGGGGCGCCGGGGGATACCTGGCAGGACGCGACCCACGGAACTGATAACCAGAAATATACGGGGTGGAACTATACCGACTATGCAGAAGACCATCAGCATGGCGTCACGATCCCGCCGCACAAACATTCGACCAGCGGCAAAACAGCCAGCCTTGGCGAGGGCAAATCGTTCAGCGTGGTTGAAGCCCACACACTGCTGATGTGCTGGAGCCGTGTTGCCTGACATGTGACGGTCATTCCTGTTGTACTATCCCTGTTACAGCGGGGATGACTCGTCACCTTTTCCACTACGATTAAAAATAATGCTCACCCTTAACCACGGAGTTAAACGGATGAGCGATTTTCATCACGGCGTCCAGGTTGTCGAGATTAACGACGGCACTCGCGTCATTTCCACCGTATCAACGGCTATTATCGGCATGGTCTGCACGGCCAGCGATGCCGATGCTGCCACCTTTCCACTCAATAAGCCCGTACTGATTACCAGCGTGCAAAGCGCCATTGCGAAAGCGGGTACAAAAGGCACCCTGGCCGCATCCCTCCAGGCAATCGCCGACCAGTCGAAACCGGTCATTGTCGTTGTGCGCGTTGCCGAAGGTACAGGCGACGATGCCGAAGCGCAGACTATCTCTAATATCATCGGCGGCACCGACGAAAACGGCAATTACACCGGGCTGAAAGCGCTGCTAACGGCGGAGGCCGTCACCGGCGTTAAACCACGCATCCTTGGCGTGCCGGGGCTCGATTCCCTTGAGGTTGCGACAGCGCTCGCGCCGATTTGCCAGAAGCTGCGCGCCTTTGGTTATATCAGCGCCTGGGATTGCCAGAACATTTCCGAGGCGATGCTCTATCGCGAGAATTTCAGCCAGCGTGAGTTGATGGTTATCTGGCCGGATTTTCTGGCATGGGATACCACGGCGAACGCGACCGAAACCGCATGGGCGACCGCCCGCGCGCTGGGCCTGCGCGCCAAAATCGACCAGGACACCGGCTGGCATAAAACCCTGTCAAACGTTGGCGTGAACGGTGTCACCGGTATCAGCGCGTCGGTCTTCTGGGATTTGCAGGAATCCGGCACCGATGCCGACCTGCTTAACGAGGCTGGCGTCACCACGCTCATTCGCAAAGATGGTTTTCGATTCTGGGGTAACCGCTGCTGCTCCGATGACCCGCTGTTCCTGTTTGAGAACTACACCCGCACCGCGCAGGTTATCGCCGACACAATGGCCGCTGGTCACATGTGGGCGGTCGACAAGCCGATCACTGCCACGCTGATTAAAGACATCGTTGCGGGTATCAATGCGAAATTCCGCGAGATGAAAACGGCGAGCTATATCGTCGATGCGACCTGCTGGTTTGATGAATCGGCCAACGACGCGGCGACCCTCAAAGCCGGGAAACTGTATATCGATTACGACTATACGCCAGTTCCCCCTCTCGAAAACCTGACGCTACGCCAGCGCATTACCGATAAATACCTGGCGAATCTGGTGTCATCGGTTAACAGCAATTAAGGAGCCCTGACCAATGGCAATGCCGCGCAAGCTCAAATACCTGAACACGTTTCTGGATGGCGTCAGCTATCTCGGCGTTATCGAGTCCGTCACCCTGCCAAAGCTGACCCGTAAGCTGGAAAATTACCGGGGCGGCGGGATGTCAGGCTCGGCCCCTGTCGATTTTGGCCTCGACGATGACGCGCTGGCGATGGAGATTTCCCTCGGCGGCTTCCCTGATGATGCGATCTGGTCGCTTTACGGTGCCGTCGGTACCGGGACGCTACTGCGCTATGCAGGCTCTTACCAGCGGGACGATACCGGCGAAACCGTGGCGGTGGAAGTTGAGACCCGTTTCAAGGTGAAGGAAGTCGATAACGGCGAGAGCAAACAGGGCGAGGATACCAGCAGCAAATTATCGCTGGTCTGCACGTACTACAAGCTGACCATGAACGGTAAAGAGCTGGTAGAAATCGACGTCCTCAACATGATTGAGAAGGTGAACGGCGTCGACCGACTCGACCAGCACCGCCGCAATATCGGCCTGTAATTTTCCCCGGCCAGCATGCCTGGCCGGTTAATCCCGAATCCGTAAACAGCGAGAAAATCATGAGCAAAGAAAACATCGTCATCCTGGAAAACCCCATCAAACGCGGCGAGCAGGTCATCGAAAAAATCACCCTGATGAAGCCCAACGCCGGAACCCTGCGCGGTGTCAGCCTGGCCGACGTTGCGCGCTCTGAAGTCGACGCCCTGATTAAAGTGCTGCCGCGTATGACCAGCCCATCACTCACCGAGTCGGATGTCGTCATGATGGATTTACCCGATTTGATGGCGCTGGCAACAAAGGTGATCGGTTTTTTGTCGCCGAATTTGGCGGATTAAATTTTCCGAAAGATATGTCGGTCGATGACCTGATGGCGGATATCGCGGTGATTTTTCACTGGCCGCCATCAGAGTTATATCCCATGAGCCTGACCGAGCTCACCACCTGGCGCGAAAAAGCGCTACAGCGAAGCGGAAACACGAATGAGTAACGACGTTAAATTGCAGGTATTACTCAAGGCTGTTGACCAGGCGACCCGCCCGTTTAAATCCATCCAGACAGCGAGCAAAACGCTGTCTGGTGACATCCGGGACACTCAAAAATCACTGCGTGAACTGAACGGCCAGGCATCCCGTATCGACGGGTTTCGCAAGGCCAGCGCGCAACTTGCCGTTACCGGTCAGGAGCTGAAGAAAGCTAAACAGGAAGCCGCCGCACTGGCGATCCAGTTTAGAAATACGGAACAGCCGACGCGCGCGCAGGCGCAGGCAATGGATGCCGCCCGAAAAAGTGCCGCAGCGCTCCAGCTCAAACACAACAGCTTGCGGCAGGCTGTACAGCGCCAGCGGCAGGAACTCAGCCAGGCGGGAATTAATACCCGCACCCTGGCGGCAGACGAGCGCCGGTTAAAAACCAGCATCAGCGAAACGACGGCGCAGCTTAATCGCCAGCGTGAAGCACTGGCGCGCGTCAGCGCGCAACAGGCAAAGCTCAACGCGGTTAAACAGCGATATCAGGCCGGTAAAGAGCTGGCCGGAAATGCGGCCGCAATGGGTGCCGCCGGTGTCGGTATGGCGACGACAGGCACGCTGGCCGGTGTTGCACTAATGAAACCGGGTTATGATTTTGCGCAGAAAAACTCCGAGTTACAGGCTGTACTCGGCGTGGCGAAAGACTCCGCAGAAATGACTGCGTTGCGAAATCAGGCCCGACTGCTGGGCGACAATACTGCCGCCTCTGCCGATGATGCGGCCGGTGCTCAGATTATCATTGCGAAAGCAGGCGGAGACGCGGCAGCGATTCAGGCGGCGACGCCCGTCACACTTAATATGGCGCTTGCTAACCGCCGAACAATGGAAGAGAACGCCGGTTTGCTGATGGGGATGAAATCAGCTTTCCAGCTTACTAACGAGCAGGTCTCTCACATCGGTGATGTCCTGTCGATGACAATGAATAAAACCGCCGCAGATTTTGACGGGCTTAGTGATGCGCTGACATATGCTGCGCCGGTGGCGAAAAATGCCGGTGTCAGAATTGAGGAAGCCGCTGCAATGGTTGGCGCCCTACATGATGCGAAAATTACGGGGTCAATGGCTGGTACGGGTAGTCGCGCTATTTTAAGTCGACTCCAGGCACCGACCGGGCAAGCCTACGCGGCGATTAAAGAGCTTGGGGTTAAAACGGCAGACAGTAAAGGGAATACCCGCCCGATATTTACCATCCTGAAGGAAATGCAGGCCAGTTTTGATAAAAATAAACTGGGTACCGGTCAGCGCGCTGAATACATGAAAACGATATTTGGCGAAGAGGCCAGTTCTGCCGCCGCTGTTTTGATGAACGCGGCTAAATCAGGAAAGCTGGATAAGCTCACGGCTGCATTTAAAGCCTCTGACGGTAAGACGGAGGAACTAGTTAAGGTTATGCAGGAAAACCTCGGCGGCGACTTTAAAGAGTTTCAGTCGGCATATGAGGCTGTAGGTACTGACCTTTTTGACCAGCAAGAGTCCTCTTTACGTAAACTGGTGCAAACCGCTACCGGCTACGTGCTCAAACTTGATAAGTGGATCCAGCGAAATAAAGAGCTCGCGCAGACGCTGGGGGTGATTACCGCTGTGGCGATCGGGGTCGTGGGGATGATTGGGGCTATTGGACTGATTGCCTGGCCGGTGATAACCGGTGTAAATGCCATCATCGCCGCTGCGACGGCACTCGGTACCGTATTTACTACGGTGGCCGGTGGCGTTGTGACTGCAATTGGCGCGATCTCCTGGCCGGTTGTTGCTGTCGTGGCCGCAATAGTGGCCGGGGCATTGCTCATCCGTAAATATTGGGAACCCATCAGCGCGTTTTTTGGCGGTGTGATGGAAGGATTGCGCACGGCCTTCGCGCCAGTAGCAGAACTATTTGCACCGCTTAAACCGATGTTTGACTGGCTAGGCGGAAAACTTAAAGCCGCATGGGACTGGTTTAACAATCTGATTGCGCCGGTTAAATCATCACAGGAAACGTTAAACAGTTTCCGAGACGCCGGTGTGTTGTTTGGTCAGCGCCTGGCTGACGCTCTTACTTTACCGCTTACAGCATTCAATAAGCTGCGCAGCGGTATTGATTGGGTACTTGAGAAGCTCGGCATAATCAACAAAGAGTCCAGTACGCTTGACCAGACTGCCGCAAAAGCAAACGCAGCCACGCAGGGTAACTCTTATATCCCGGCTACCAGTACTTATAGCGGCTATCAGGCATACCAACCAGTCACCGCACCCGCCGGGCGTTCTTACATCGACCAGAGCAAAAGCGAGTATCACATTTCCGTTGATGGTAGCGGGAACGGCACGCAGCTCGATCGTCAACTACAGGATGCGCTCGAAAAGTTTGAGCGTGACAAGCGTGCTCGTCAGCGGGCCAGCATGAACCACGACTGACAGGAGGTAACGAGAAATGATGCTTGCACTCGGTATGTTTGTTTTTATGCGCCAGACGTTGCCACACCAGACGATGCAACGCGATGCCGAATATCTGTGGCCATCAAACTCACGTGTAGGTAAACGGGATTCTTTCCAGTATCTGGGGCCGGGGGAAGAAAGAATTACCCTGGCCGGTGTGTTATACCCGGAGCTCACCGGTGGAAAGTTGACGATGACAGCTATTCGTTTAATGGCTGACGAAGGGCGCGCCTGGCCGTTGCTGGATGGCACCGGCACTATTTACGGTATGTACGTCATCAATAATATCAGCGAGACAGGGAGCTTGTTTTTTGCTGACGGCACGGCGAGAAAAATTGATTTCACGCTGACGCTCACCCGCGTGGATGAATCACTCGCGGCGCTGTATGGCGATATTGGCGAACAGGCCAATGCACTTATTGGCAAGGCGGAAAATATGGCTTCGTCAGTGTCTGGCTTGGTGGGGATTAGCTGATGCTGGATATGCTGAATTTGAATGCGGGTGGCGTCCTGACGCCCGATTTTATGCTGATGCTCGACAGCAAAGATATTACCGGCAATATCAGTAACCGCTTAATAAGTCTGACGATGACCGATCACCGCGGATTTGAGGCAGACCAGCTTGATATTGAGCTCGATGACGCTGACGGGCTTGTCGAGTTGCCGTTACGTGGTGCCGTGCTGACGCTTTATCTGGGATGGAAAGGGTTTGCGTTAATTAACAAGGGCTCTTTCACTGTCGATGAAGTTGAGCATCATGGCGCGCCAGATAGCGTGACAATCCGTGCCCGTAGTGCCGATTTTCGGGGAACGTTAAATTCCAGGCGAGAAGAGTCATGGCATGACAAGACTTTAGGCGAAATTGTGGCGGCGATAGCGACGCGTAACAAACTGACATCGAGAGTCATACCTGAACTGGCGGGAATTAAAATCCCGCATATCGACCAGTCACAGGAATCGGATGCTAAATTTTTGACTCGTCTCGCCGAACGAAATGGTGGTGAGGTTTCGGTAAAAGCGGGAAAGTTGCTTTTTCTGAAAGCCGGGCGTGGGTTAACAGCCAGTGGAAAGGCTATTCCACAAGTCACTATCACCCGCGGCGATGGCGACAGGCATCAGTTTTCGATTGCCGACCGTGGGGCATATACCGGTGTCACGGCAAAATGGTTACACACCAAAGACCCGAAACCACAAAAGCAAAAGGTGACGTTAAAGCGGAAACCGAAAGAGCAACATTTACGTGCGCTACAGCACCCAAAAGCCAAACCGGTAACGAAGAAAAAAGCGGTGAAGACACCGGAAGCCAGGGAAGGTGAATACATGGTCGGCGAGGATGACAACGTGTTCGCCCTGACGACAATTTTTTCAACCAAAGCGCAGGCGATGCGAGCAGCCCAGGCAAAATGGGACAAACTGCAACGTGGAGTTGCTGAGTTTTCTATCAGGCTGGCGACGGGGCGGGCTGATCTTTATCCAGAGACGCCGGTACAGGTTAAAGGCTTTAAGCGCGTCATAGACGAGCAATCTTGGACAATCACTAAAGTTATGCACTACCTGAGTAAAAGCGGCTTTACGACGAGCCTAGAGCTTGAGGTGAGGTTGTTTGATGTGGAATATGATGCTGTGGATGCTTAAAAAGGAAAACAACCCGTAACCAAACGGGTTGTTGTCATCTTCATTTTGAAACGTAGCCGTGGGTGTTTTCATACATCAAAGTCTTTGCTTCATCGTCCATCAGCGCACCCATCTTTTTACATGTAATCAGAGGGGTTTCAAACGTATAGCCCTGCGCTGAAAATTTATTAACGACATGTATCTCTTTGGTGTTTTTGAGATATCCCTCAGGGGCACTTTTAACCCAAACAGGAGTGCAGACACCGGATGATATCAGTGCTTCATATGCATCCGAGGTTACAGTGGCAGTTGGTAACTTTATTTTCACTGAGTCCGTCTTGACCTCAATTCCAACGGGCTGCCACGGTTTAAGACTTTTCATTAAAATTTGTGCATCAATGCTTTGTGAAAAGGCTCTACTTGAAAGGGCTGCGACAGTACATAGAAGCGTTATTTTTAAGAGGTTCATGGGCATCCTTATCAACTAACTATGAATATCTTTCGCTTTTGGTGAATTATTGTGTATCATTTATTCACATTGTGTGAGTCTCGGAGTGTAGTAATGTTCCATTGTCCAAAATGCCAGCACGCGGCACATGCGCGCACCAGTCGCTATCTAAGTGAGAACACCAAAGAGCGTTACCACCAATGTACTAACATAAATTGCAGTTGTACGTTCGTAACGATGGAATCGGTGGAACGTTTTATTGTTACGCCAGGAACGATAATCCCGGCCCCGCCTCATCCGACAGTTGGTGGTCAGCGCCCGCTATGGCTCTGA